CAAACCACGACATGGGCTTGATGGACGCATGGATCAGCCAGCGCACCTGATGGTCCTGCTGCGCATGCGGATCTAGGTAAATGTTGAAGCACGGAACGATCTCTTCTTCGACATCGCCGATATTCAGCTTCTTGTAGCCAGTGACGTTGCCTTGAATATCGAAATAAGGCATCACCTGCTCAGCCTTGGCGTTCCACCAAACCTTGACGAACGAAGTGCCGGTAACGCATGCCCAGCGTACACGTTCCTTCGTCTGCGTCTCGCGGCCAAACTTCCGGGTAAAGTGACCTGCGATGAAATTGGCTTCGTCAGCAGCCATCAGATCCCTGTCGTTATCGGACAAAGGAACCGCCCGGGCATCAGGAGCAACCTGTGTAAGCTTGCCTACTACGCCGTCAATCAGCGGACGCATCTTGTTGACAGTGATGTACCGATTGTTCTCGTCCGGGTCTTGCAACGATGCAAGGTTACGCGCTTGGCTGTTGATCCTATACCATTGTCGACCCTCGAAGAATGCAAGCGCCTGCATCCATTCCAGTTCCATCTCATGTCGAGAGCGATACGCGATCTCGAACTGATCCTTCACGTACTTGCAGATGCGCTTGATCTCTTCCTCGTCGTCGTCGGGAGAGACCTTCCAGTCGGGCTTTTCATGGTCGATGCCAAGCTGGGTGTCGTCGTTGAGCAGGAGGCTTTCCGCATCAATGTCGCCAAGAGTCCCGCGAGCATCTGGAGACGCCATTGCCATCATCTGCGGTTGCGCACCGCCGCCCATCAATTGATTGATGATGTCCTGAATTGCCATCACAGATACCTATTCCCCTGCGGCTTTCGCATCCAATCCAACGGTTGACCAGTAATGAATTTCAATTGCCAGTATATACCGCAGCTAATTGTAATAGCAGCAACAAGTAAGGCAATAATCACAGATAACAGAACAATTTGAACCATTAGATATAGTCCTCGCTACTGCGCTTGCTAGGAAGCCACGTTGGCTTGAAACTACCGCCTTCTTCAATCTCTTCGCATTTGACCGGAAACTCACGCCACATGACGCCGTATCGGCAACTATCAAGCGCGTGGTCCGATTTAGTTCCGTTATCCAAGTCTTCAGGATCTTTAGGGTCTGCCATTGCGGCTTCCAATTCACGAATAAGGTTTGGGCACCCATTACGCAAAATGCGGAATCGTGGGTATACGACGCCTTCGTGCATGCGCGTGCCGGCCAGCCATTCTTTCAAGCGACGCCACCCAGCTTTGCGATCCTTGACTGCACGCACGGCAGGCAAGCCTTTACGCCACCAAACTTCCACTGGATATTCACCAATACGTTGTGCAGGGTTTTCCGGCGGGAATGTGTTCCCCCAGTCAAAAGCGATTGCCTCGAGTTTAGTTCGCCACTCTCCACCGCGAACGTTTGGATCAACAGGCTCTGCAAATCCGTGAGACTCAAGCAGTTCCAATGCCGCTTCTGCCTGTTGACTGGAAACCATGCCGTTCTTGTAGATCTCGCTGATGACATATACGTTTTCACGCTCGTCGGAGGCATAGAGAAGGAACGAACACGGAGCATTAGTACCAAAGTCGTGCGATGCCCAAAAACGCCACCAAGGCTTGATATCCACGGTCTCGACAACGTGCCACGGTTGCCCCTTCTCATCGGATTGACGAAATTCAGGGAAGAACCGGCCACCAACACCAACGTCGTGCTGGCACTCACGCAAGAACGACAGTAGACCGTAGTCGTCAATCTCGCGCTGGCACACCTCAATATTCTTATGAACCCACGTAGGAGTGCCGCCGGTTATCTTGTAACCCATGCGGCCATTCTCTTTTTCAACAGGTTCGTATCGAAGGTCTTGAACTGCAGGGACAATCGGAGATTGTACGCGGTTCTGAAGCATGTCCAACTCTCCGCTAAGAACCTGCGACATGACGCTATTTGCGTGAATACGGTTTTGCACAAAGACAATCGCACAGTCATTGGACTTTGCAGGAAGGATCGTCTGAGTAATGGTTGCAATCTTCTTGTCGACGCGATTGACGCTGTCGTCCAGTTCGTCTATGTCGTCCAGAATGATCATGTCAGGACGTAGGTGATCTAGCTTGACACCACGAGCGCCGGTGTCCAGTCCAAAGGCAAGAACGTTGAAGCCATTGGCTGTACGCAGTTTGGATGCATTCCACCCCTTGGAGAAGCCATAACGGTTCATGGCGCGTTCAATGCCGCAGCGCTCCATGGTGGTTGCGATATCAGTCACGTGACGGTCTGCTGCTTCCTGCGTACTGCATACGTACAAAAGGAAACGACGGCTACCTTTCACGGCAATGCGAGCAGATATAAGTTCCATCGTGGTCGATTTTCCACCACCACGGAACCAACACTCGATCAATGCAGGGGGCGGTGTTCCAGCTACGATGTTTTCTGCCCACTCCCATGCACGTTTATGGTGCTCGCCAAGTTCACTGGAGGCAGCGTGGGGAGCGAATGTCCTAAGCCAAGTAATGTAGTCCAATTCGGCACCATTGATTTGGTATGCCTTGCCGCTGTTGTAGTCACCAGTTTCGATGACCTCCTTGAGACGGGCATCCATGGCCTCAAGCAAAGCGTGCGTAAGCGGTTTGTCTGGACGAGCAAATTGCTTGAACTTGCGTGGAGTATTCTTTTCAAGATCTCGCATGTTCATTGGACAACCTCCGCGTCAACCACGTCCTCATCTTCGGGAGATTTATACACCTTCAGCAACCGCTGAACCCCGGATCGAATCGCAATAAGTTCTTCCGCATTGCGGACGTTTTCCCGGACGATCTCAAGCACTTGCATGGCAAGACTGAACGCTTGATCAACCTCCAATGTATACGCCTTGGCATGCATCATTCGTTGCTCTGCCTCAACGATGCTGGTGCGTTTCTCGATCAGTTCCATGACATCACGTGCTGCAGAGTACTGATCCAGTGTTTCGTTCAGGACATCGCCGATGGACTCGAAAGCATCAATGAAATCAGGGCTTCCAAGCTTGCTGTGCGCCATCTGATAGGCGGCTTGGACTTTCTTGTACTGATCGTAACCAACGCCCTCGCCGACAGCCTCGGCCCGCTTGTCCATGATTGCCGTGATGAACGCGGCATCATCCTTGAGGCTGAACAGGTCAGGATCTTCACGGAGAGTCTCTATCTTCTCCAGTAGATCCTTGCCGACATTGTTGAACCGTTTGTAATTCTTGCTTGTGAGACCTGTCAGGAACGCAGGATGCGCTGGACCCATAAGTGCTTTCCCGCCGTGGTTCGCGCAGTAATCCCTGTCCTTAATGGCTATTGCATTGCATGGGCGGCGCGTGCCGTCCTCCTGCATGACCATGCCTTTGCAGAGCTTTGTGCGTTTGTCTCCAGATACACGGAATCTAGTGTCGCCTACTAGAACTATTTCACTCATACAAGCAACATAGTATCGCTATTTATCGAATTGGAGGCCTTACCATATCCAAGTATGGCAAATTATATGGCTCATCTTTTTTCCTTCCGGGTCCGGGACTTGTTTTGAAACGATCACCCGGTCCCATTGGAAAACCAATCTCCGACCTTTGCCATCCAGTATTGATCTGATTTCGCAAAGTATCTGCTGGATTGAATTGATTCAAACTACGACGTATATGACGGATGTAACCAAGCGCTTCCTGTTGCGATGGTGCACGATTGTATTTTCGTCTGTAATCCGCACGCCATTGCGCGACTTTTGCAAACAGCTCGGAATTTTGTTTATTCACCTTTGATTCAAATTCGTCCCAATCCTTTTTTGCTAGGTTGTAACGAATACCGGAAAACTTGTCTGCATTCTCAATGTCCTCTATCCTTTTTGACTCAATAAAATCATACAACTCATGTTTGCCGCGAAACGGCGATTCAAATTGAACCGTGCCTTTGAATCCACGTTTCCTTGCATCTGCCAGAGCTTGTCTTTGTTCTTGTGGGGTAGAAAACAAATAAGCGTTTGTCGAATAGTCCGTATCAAACGAATTTTCCGGCAAAGACCCATACAATCCAGCCGTTGCTAAAATTTCACGAGCCTTGCGGATAGGTTCTTGGTATTTCCTGTCAGGATCCCACAAACTGTGAAATTCCTCCTGCATGCCACGCGTGTCGACGTTTGGCGCAGATCCAGTAATGATCGCTTGCAACAAACCCAGTACAGGGTTCATCGCATACTTTTGCTCTTCCATTACTTGAAACTCAACCCTAGGTGTTTTTTGAGGAACGTTTGATCTGCTCCGTTCAGCCTATACTTGTTTGAAATACTTGCAAACCAATTCCTTCGATCTTGATTGTTTTCGAAAGCACCTGTTTTTTCGTTGTAATTATAAATTCTTGTAATCTCATTAATATCTTTCGTGTTGTTTTCCAGACCAGTTGGCTCTGACGGGGTAGGCGCAGTTGCGTCAACTTTGGACTCCGCAAATTTACGCCCAGCGAATTCGAAACCTTTCCCTAAAAGCCAAGTTGTACCAACACCAAGAAGTCCCTTTCCTAAACTTTTTCCAGCACTGCCAATCTTCGATGGCATGGGCTGATTCCTTTTGCTGGGATCGCTGACATTTTTTCGCAAACCGCCCAATGTCAATCGCATTCCTGCGCCGCCACGTTCTGTCAGAATACGCTTTAGCACGGGATCGCTATTCATTTTCATAACAATTTTGTTGTATTCCCCGTTTGAAGTTGCAGCTTTTAGCTGTTCCTCATATTTTGCCAATTGTTTGCTTGCAAGTTCGGTACGACCAATATGACCAGTTGTTTCGTAAGCTCCAAGCGGTGAAGTTGACTTGCCTTCGCCTGATTTGCTGACGTCTCCAAATTTTGAAGAAATATTCTTTTGATACCTTGCTTTTGTTTCTTCAAATGTACGTCCACCTCCTGATCTAGCATCAGCAAGTCGTTCTGCAAGATTGGATTGCTTTTGAGCCAAAACTTTCCTGTTTGCAGATTCCGTTCTTATTGCCTGACGGTCCACAAGATGGTTTACCCTGATTTTCGGAACACGAGGCGACGGTTTTGTTGTTTCGGTTGTACCCAATGCTGCTTTGGCAAGCACATCCCTGCCAACAGCATGCGCCCTGACTTCACCAGCACCCTCGCGAATCATCTTGGTAAGCACGGGAAGTGCGGACGCGGCTGCAACACCATACGAGGCGTTGGTCACGGTTGGATTATTGCTTTGAAGCGTTTTCCAAAGTGTGTTCCCATCGTCTTTGTTTTGCTCAGGCATTGGTCTGTCCTCCGTAAGGCGAAGGACGAGCCTGAAGCCCCATAAGATTTCCCATCTTCCATCCCGATCCAGTAGCCTTGCGTGCGGCGTTCAGTTTGCGCATGCCTTGCATAGGGACCTGCTTGGGAGCCTGTTCCTTGTTGGGAAGGACATCCTTCACTTCTTCGACGGTGGGGGTTTGGTTCTTACGGGGCCTAGGCATGTCAGCGTCCTCGTCCAGCAGACTTGGGCATGCGGGAAGCAAAGCCCTTTTCCATACCGGACTTCATGCCCTTCTTCATGCCCATGAGGGCAGACATGCCCTTCTTGGAACATTCAGGGCACGATCCACCCTTCATGGCGCAACCGCACTTGGCACACTTAGCCATTGGACTTCCTAGCCTTTCCTTCGTGACCACGACCAATCACGAGCTCGTTACCGCGACGATGTTCCTTTTCTTCCATCTTGATCATTTCACCAAGGGAAGGCTTTTGCTTCAACCCGTGTTCCTTCATCTCGCGACGAGCTTGGGCAGCAGGAGTCGGCGTCTTCTTCAAGCCATGTTCCTTCTGCTCAATGCCCATAAGCTTGCGCATGGAGAGATGGTTGATGTGCTTGTTCATTTGGTTGATCATAGTCTATCCTTATAGTAGTCTGCAGGTAGCCCACTTTGCGATACGTCATCTGCCATCTTCGGCCCATACACGTTATTCATTAGCATACGTAATTTTGAATTGTTATTTGGAACTACTTGCCTCCGTTTGTATAGCTCGTCATTTGCCCTCCTAACCCCGGGATGAAAATGCCCGCCCCTATCCCTAGCCAGAGTGCTAAATGTATGGTCTGGATGTTCCAAAAGATCTCCTGCCGGTCTGGGATTCATCCAATCGGCAAGCAAAATCTGTAGTGCAATGTTGTTGTTCAACGTTTTTGGAATGCCTGCCATCAATCTTTCACCTGCTGTAGGCACCCTCCCTATAATCGGCGTCGGAAGAATACGTTTTCCAGTTCGATGCGCATCCAAACCAAACATGCCCATATCGATCAATGCTTTAGCAAACTGTCCATTTTGCTTTCCGTGAGGATCTGGTATTGCCTCGTTTGCGCTATCCATGCCTCTGCTCAAAACTTCCTGTCCAATCTGAGATCCAGTTGCAATGGCACCGTTTTTCAACATGGACAGGAAGTTGACTATGTTCATAGTTTGCTTGAAAGCGTGTCACATGCCCATCATTTGGCGCATGGAGCCGCCCTTGGGCTTCTTGACACCAGAGACCTTCATCAGGTTTGGATTTGCCTTCTTGGCGGCAGGAGATGCCTTGCGTGCACCAGCGGCAAGAATAGCGCCAGCGCGATCCATGGAAACACCCTGTTTCCTCGCAATCCTTGCCTGTACCGCCGCAAATCCGGGATGCGACTTACTAGCCACGATTCCCGCTCCTTTGCTTGGTCGTGTAAGACGAATTTTGCGGAATCCCCAAAAGCTTGGACATATTCTGAGGCTTCGCAGGCTTGCTGTCCTTCAACTTGCGTGCAGGCTGAAAAGACTCGACCGCTTTTCTGATCGGGACTTTCGGAACAGCAGGGGCCTGAGCGGGTGTTTCTTTTTTGCTCAACGAGTCGTTGATCATTTCCAAACCTTTTGTGGCGGCGACGCCAAGAACCGCTCCTCCAACAGCACCCTTGACTCCGGCCCTCGTAACCCTAGCCTTTGTAAGCTTTCGATCCAGATTCGCCTTGACGCCCGCAGCATGCTTGAACCTTGCGGCAGTGGTGGTTTTCTTCAGGCTATCTCGAACCAACTTTTCCGCAGGTTCGGTCCAGTAGCTTCCGGGTTTATTGATATCAGGAATCTTTCCCAAAAAAGTCTTGTTGCGCAATTCGAGTTGTTGCCGCCGAATATATTCAGCTGCCTCAGGATATTTCTTGGCTAGATCATCAAAATTCCTATCTGCGCCTCCAAGGATGCGATTCCTTTCATTCAGCCTTCCTTGTTGACGCGTATTGACATCTTGGTCATCTTGAACAACCGCGTTGGGTTTCGGCCTTGTTGTTTTAGGTGCAGCCTGCGAAGCAGATGCTTGGCTGCGAGATGTCGATCTATTCCGAAGGTTGGCTTCTTGTTTTTCCCTCAAAATATTGCGGACTTGGTCGCTAGCGCCAATAACACCGTCATACAATCCAGAAGGCTTTGCCTTTTTGTCATCTGCCATATCAGCCTCAACAATTCCACGCACGAAGCGATTTGTTGATCCGGGAATTCGGATCGCTCGCTGTCTTGGACGACGTGTTCTTGCGCTTCATGCCTTCCATGCGTGCGCAGAAGGATTTGCGCCGAGCCGCATCCTTGTCCGTCTTGGGATTCGGGGCAGGCGGCTTGAGGTTGGCGCCTTCGGTGCGCTTGAAATGCGCACGACCGGCGGCGTTCAATCCACCTTTGGGATTCTGGTATTTCTTTACAACGCCCATACCAACCTCCGTGTTATACTTACCAACGGGTACAGATATAAATGCACCCATTCAATTTTACATTATCGGGAGGCGAGATGGAAGAGAATACGCAAGTGGTGGATGAAAATAACCACGAGGGCGAATATTTCGACGGGTACACGTGGCGCAAGAAGGAAGATACCGGCGTCAGTCGTGGGTCCGACACCAATTCGGACATGTCGTATCAGCTGAGTTTCAGGGAGCTGGAAGTGCTTCGCATGATGGCCAGCAACATGACGGCGAAGCAGATGGCCGAGAAGCTTGCCATCAGCCATCGCACGATCCAGTTCCATCAGGACAGCATGTACTGGAAGCTTGGCGTCAGCGGGAACGGTGCAAAGGCTCAGGCCGTGGAAAAGGGTCGGAAACTTGGCCTGATCAAATAAAAAAAGTGGGCCTTTCGGCCCACGAGTGGAAAGAGAGAGTCTTCTTCGGTGATCTATTCTACCGCTTCTCCATGCACTAGGAGCACTTTTTCGATGTCGAAGACAAAGATAGGTGTTTTTTCTCCCACGTGCGCGGTGAACGTGTTGAACCAAAGGAATTCGTCCGCTTCCAAGGTGGACATGTCATTGTCCCTAGCCATGACTTCGACGCACTTGTCGGCATCGTACACGGCGATTCCGTTGGTCGTGATTCCGATCATCGCATCATCGAGCCCATCGGCTGTCAGGACATTTTCGTATCCCATTTCCATGAGCGCACGTGCGATCTTGTCGGCTCGTGTCATGCGAACGGATCCTCGATGTCGTCCAAGTTGTCGTTTGCCACGCTGTTGGTTTGCGTGTAGGTTGAAGTGGCTGGAGCCGCCGCAGTGTCCGTGTTGATCTTGCGTGAATCCAGCGGGTGAACCTCATCGACGATGATCTCGAAGACCTTCCGTTTGGTTCCATCCTTGGCCTCATACTGACGTATGCGGAGCTGACCGAGGAGTCCGACCATTCGCCCCTTGTCAAGGTACGTAGAGGCGAATTCGGCGGTGCGGTTGAAGGCGACGCAGTCGAAGAAGTCGGTTTCCTTCTCTCGCCCCTTCCGATCCACCGCCACGCACAACTTGGTCACGGACGTTCCGTTCTTGGTCTCCACGATCTCCGGATCGGCGACAAGGCGTCCGGTGATGATGACCTTATTGAGCATCTTGTTCAACCTGCTCGAGGATTTTTGCGGAGAGCTTGCAAACGGTTGGCGAGTATCGCTGTTGAATGTCTCCAGCGACAAATTCAGCCGTGAGATGGTCCACGTCGAGCTGCATCAGCCGGGCCATGTTCTCGAGCGTGTCCTTGCGCGGCATGCGCTTCAGGCCGATCCACGAGGACACGGACGGAGCATCCACGCCGAGTTCCTCGGCCAACATGCGCTGGCTCAGGCGAGCCTTGTCGAGCAACGCGTGCAAACGGGTCTTGGGTCGAAACACTAATTACTATCCTCCATCTGGCAAATGATTGCCTGAAAGAGTATATCATATAATTCAAAACCCCCCATGGAGAGGAACATGGAGGGTTTTTGGGGTGGCACCACCCCCGTTATGCAGTTGTTTGCGTCTCCAATATTCTCTCGTGTGGATTGTATCAGAAATCCAACTTGATGAAGCCACCTTTCACGCCAAGTTGCCGCAAAATTCTCTTCTTGCGGTAGAGTCCATCTCCATCTCGTTCGACGCCTACCGTTCCGCTGGGCGGGGAGGTGTTTCCTTCGATGGTATGGAAGTACATGTCGTCGATCCATCGTTCGAAGATGCCCATGTGGGCGTGTCGCCCCATGACTTCGAAGTAGAAACAGCACAAATCGCCCGGTCGGACGAGATCATGGTCTTTTTCGACGGTAGTCCAAGGAACCCAATGCCCGTTTTCGACCGCCCACGCCACGTAATCTGGCGTATAGCCTGTTCGTGGCATGCTTTCGTCGTACGTCTTCCCAAGTTTGGTGGCGGCTTGCTTCAATCGGAAGCGCACATGCGCCACGCACCAAGGATTTCCGGGAGGAAGCGGCGGTTTGCACGATGCGAGGTAGGCTTCGACCGCTTTTCCCCTGTTTTCGCCCTCTTCCACCACGCCAATGTTCTGGCGTGCGTAGTCAAGCGCCAGTGTCGCGATTGGTCGTTCCATTTTTTTCCTTGATGATGGAGTCGTAGACACGCAGGATGAAGTCGGTTGCCTCCTTGTTGCGCGTCTGGTTGTAGATCATGTACCAAATCGCCTTGCGTGCGTCGTCTTCGGGACGATTGTTGTCCTTTTGGCCACGTCGCTGGATGTATTTGATGGCGCAGAACTCGTACGGATTCAGTCCCCACGCATCGCAGACATCGATTGCGTCGTATTGATGCTTTCGATAGTGCGAATCAGTGCCCCGTGCTTCCAAATCCACCGTCCATTCTTTGGGATGCCGCGTCCTCGAAGAGATCGAGCGTATTTTGTTCGACAAATTCAACTTCGGGGAGTTTGTTTGGAACAATTTGGGCGATTCGCATGCCGGGTTCGACGTGGAAGACGTTGTCTCCGGCGTTGTAGAGGATGACTCCGACTTCTCCTTGGTAATCGGAATCGATTGTTCCGGGTGCGTTGAGGACGACGACTCCGAATTTGGCGCTGAGTCCGCTTCGGGAGCGGACTTGAATTTCATAGCCATCCGGAATGTTGACTTTGATTCCGGTTTGGAGAACTTCGATTTGTCGTGGTTTGAGCGAGACACGCTGTGTTCCTCCATATGCGATGTCGAACCCGGCTGATCCGGGCGTTGCCTTGACGAGTTTGGACGCGTTTGGTCGTGTCCGTGAGTATCCAATCGAGATCACTTGATTTCTCCTTTCTTCTCCAGCATTTCGATGATGGTGGGAATGATAGGCGTCAGCGCATCCTTGACGTGCATGGCCACTTCCCGGTGTTCCTTCTGCGTGTTCTCCGGCAGCCTGAGCCGCAGGTAGTGGATCCACGACCTGACGCTGCCGGTCATGTAGATGCGCGTTGGCGTGCACAGTGGCAGCACCATCCGTGCGGTTTCCGGCGCGAATCCATTGTCCAGCAGATACCTGTAGGTGTCCCACGCCTTGTCTATGGACTTCTGCAGCGCCCACAGGGCATGCCTTTGCTCTGCCGTGTACTCGCCGTTCGCCTCGATGCTGCCTTGCCTGTTGGTCTGCGCCTTCAGTCGTTGCTCCGGCATCATCGGCTTGTTGC